GTAGGCATCGGCCTGCTTCTGCAAATACAAGTTGCACGTGAACCGCGGTTCCATCCCGTCCGCGCCATCGGGCACCATCTGATCGCAGTACTGACCAATTCGGTACAGATTCCAGCGATCGATCATTGTGGCGTCAACGCGCTCTCCCAGGCCGTAGTAAGGGTCGAGGACCAAGTCATAGAAGATCCAGGCCGGGTTATTGGTGTAGGACTCTTTAAACGTGCCGTCCCAGATCCCGTTCGATGTCCCGGGGCCGCCGGTGGCGTAAGTGCGGGTTTCCGGATCGTAGTTTGACGGGATGCGCACAATGCGCCCGCGCATCAGCACGGCAATCTTGGCGATATCGCCGCCGAATTGCTGAGCGTCATACTCAACGCACCCGACGGCCGTCAGCGGATATTCCTGATCGCTGTCGACCACTTGGGCTATAGCCTCGATGACCATGCCATCCTGCACCAGCGAGCTATTCGCTTCCGGCGTCAGCCGACGCGCGCGGATCGTCCAGCGACTCCCGGCCGGGAGATCGATGCGATGCGACCGCTCATACTTGGTGACGTTCTTGCGGTCGACAAACGAGCTCAGCATCTGCACAAACGGACCACTATCAGTCTGAACGTCGATCGCGTAATCGATGCGCACGCCGTTGATGTTCCCGGCCTGGTCCTGAGACTGAAGTTGTGGCCAGGCGAAACGGATGCGAACCGCATCAATTACCGCATTGGTGATGCTGTGCAGCCATGGGGTCGTCGACAGCAGCGTCTGGTTGACGTCAATCTCATTACTCGACTCGGCGATACCGTCCAGGCGCTCCTGATTGAGCTCCCCGTTGCGGAACTGCCATTTCACGCCCGGGTAATTGACAGTGCCGTCCTCGGCGACCAGCGGGGTGCCGTCCAGCTTCACCGAGCGCAGGCCATTGACCGGGCCTACAATAGGCCCCCAACTCCACAGATAGACGATGCGCGCGGTGGCAATGGATGGCGTGCTGTTGGACGCAATTGAGGGCTGCTTGGGCTTGCTCTCCCCGCCCTTGCCACCCTGAACAGGCCTTACCAAAACCGCTTCGCTCATGTTACCCCCACAAAAAAGAAAACCCGCCGAGGCGGGTCTGGTATTGCTGCTGGTTACATCTGGTCTTGCGTGTAAATACCACCCGACTCCACCGCCCCGCCGATTTCCCGTTCGCCGTACAGCAGCGGATAGGGGTTGCCTTGGGCGATGGTGGTGACCGCGCCGCCGAACCCATACGACGGGTTGTTGCCGTCGTCATTGTTCCCGCCAGTAGCGGTCTTGGTCGTGGGCGCGAGCATCTGCACCACGCCGCCCAACCCGACGGCCGCACCGCCGGCGATCAGCGCAGCACCCATGGGTGCCGTAGTGCCGCCGCTGAATGCGCCAGCAACAATCAACGCCACACCCAGCACGACCTGAAAGAGACCGGCCTGTTTGCTCCCCTGAATCAGCGGAACGATGCGAATGTCACTAGCGTCAGCGCCTTGCAGGTCGAACTCACCCTCGGTGGCGTTGCGCTGTCCGCAGAACACACTGAAGACCAGGCCGCGCTCTTCACCGCTGCGCAGGAATTTCTCGAAACCCGCGATCTGTGCACACAGCGAGTTAACTGCGTCGCGAACGCTGTGCACCTCGATCGTGTACTCGCGGCCGAAGTGACGGCGCAGCACGCCGTACAGCTTGATCGTTCGCATGGTCATTGAGCGTATCCCTTGTGCCGCAGGATCAGCTTGAGGCGTTTGCTCATCGACCATCCGAAGACCTCGCGGCCAGCCATGCGGCCGTGCAAGTGGTGGTAGATGAACGGCCCAGCGCCACCGAGGGATGGCGCGGGCTCGCTCTTCAATGACGGCTCACTGCCCAGATAGATCGCGGCATGGTTTGGGAAGTGGCACGGTCGGCCTATCGTCGGCACCTGGAAAACCAGCATGTCGCCGCGACGCATCTCGCTGACGCGCTCAAAGCCTGCGGATTCATAGTTTTCCTCGTAGAGGCTCGAGCCGTCTTCCTCTTCCCACCACAATTCCTTGCGCTCGAAGTTTGGCAACTGCAACTGTGCCTCGCGCGCGTACCAGTCGCGGCAGGCAGACCAGCAGTCGAGCATTCCGTGCGCGAACTCCCTGCCCAGCAGTGGGGCAACGAATCCCGTCGGCTTGAACCAGCCCATTTCGCCGCCGGGCCACGAGACTATTCCCCAAGGCAGTTCGTGCAGCTCGCAGCTGACCAGATCGGCCATGCTCGGTGCCGGGCTGCGCCCAGGGTGACTGTGGATGATGGCCAACAGTTCGCCGCGATCCTCGGCGTCAGCCTGATCGTGCTTGTCGATGAGGAAGTGCTGCATGGGGTCGTTGGCCACGTTGGCGCAGCGCACGTACTCACGGCCTTCCGCCGTCTTGATGAGGACGCCGCAGGCCTCAGCCGGGTAAGCCGATTCGGCGTGCGCCTGGATGGCAGCCACCAACTGCTGATTGATTCGCATCATTTACCTCGAACTTGTGATCAGGCTTGCGCCCATGGAGCCGCCAAACCGTCGCGTGTTACCGCGCAGCTTGCAGCTGCTCCACCAGCCGCCGCAGCGATCGAGCGCCGGGTTATCCGTCGGCTCGTTTTTCTTGGTGAACATCGCCGACCCGGTGTAAGCGCAGGCCTCGCCGCGGTACTGCCCACGGCAGGCCCACCGACACAGCTTGGTGATCTGCTGAGCCGGCAGTTTCTGCCCCTCCATGTCGATCGGGCTGGACAGCTCAAACGTCAGAGCGGCGAGGTTCTCATCGGTTTTCTGCTCGATGTACCAGATCGAAGTCCGGCGTTGATCGGCAGCGGTGGGATTGCCTTCAGCGAAGTTCGCCGCGTCCAGAAAGTGCTTGAACGTCTCGATGACCTTCACCCGCGCGCCGGCCAAATCACGAAACTGCAAACAGATCGCCGATATCGCGCCGCGGATCCCTTGCAACTCGTTGGCGACCTGAAGGGTGGGTGTGGCCGGTCGTCCATCCCCGCGCACGTCAAAGCCTTTCGCTTCGATCTGGATTGGCGAATAAAGCTGGCCCTGCCAGATGATCTCGCCCTCGTGCGCGTGGCCGTGAAAGCGCCAGATGGTTGCGCCAAGGCGAGTGGCGTCGAGCTCATAGAGCCGGATCTGGTTCCCCGGCTCAAGCTTCTGAAAATCTGATGTGATCTGCATGGTTCGCCCAATAAAAACCCCGCACTCGGCGGGGTCAGGGGTTGAAGACCTGCTTAAGGGTCGCGGATATTGTCACGCCTCCACCACCGAGCGTGGTCATCTGGTAACCGTTGGCCCGATACCGACCTTGCGCTGCGCCTGGCGGTGTCCACAGGAAAGACTTGTAACCCTCTTGCCGATCAAGGAAGTCCATGACCTGCTGCGCAACCTGGCCCGGGCCGAGCTTTCCGGTGACACTGATATCCCAAGACTGCGCCTTGGTGTTGATACCGATGCCACCGGCCTGCACGTATCCATCGCCGAAATCATTCTCCCAGGTCTTCTGGCTGACATCGCCGGAAGCGCCCACTCGAACATCAAAACTGAATGTCTCAGCCATTTCGCCTCCAGAGTCGCCCGCCCTGCCGCATTTCGCGGTCAAGGAACTGGCCCATGCGCTGCTCGATCGCGTCGCTGATTGCGTTGCCTTGGTTGCGAGCCTCCTGATCGCTCATGCCTGGCTGGGCTTGAACAGTCACCGGCGCGTGGAACTCGATGTTTCCACCGGCGTTGCCGCCCTGAATGTTGCTCAGGGTCTGGTCCAGTTTCGCGCTGGTCTCGGCGGTGGTAACGCGCTCGCCTTTCTGGAGCAGCCAAGTGCCCGTCTCAGGTACCGAGTCGATACCGTCGTGCGCCATCCCCGAGAGCGCCGCCGAAGCAACGCCGGCGACCATGGGAGCGGTGGCAGCAGCAGCAGTCAACGCAGCAGCGGGAGCCAGGGCAGGACCGAAGATAGGAATCGCCGCGGTGGAGGCGTAAGCATTCACCTGAGCAGCAAACGATGCCGCCTGTGCGTTGGCAATCATCCCGATCGCCGCAGATGACTGACCGGTTTTCCCGACGACCAACTGCACCGCCTGGTAAACGAGCC